CGGCCAGGCGGACGGTCGGCACCGCGACGGTGAAGCGGCTGTTCTCAGCCATGGCCACGGCTCAGTTCGATGGCGCGCTGCCAGGCGGCGGCGACCTCGGCGTGGCTGTGGTTGTCATTGAAGCAGATGACGTGGTTTGCCCAGCTCAGGCCGGGCGTGTTGGTGGCCCAGGAGAGGAGCTGCAGGGACCGGATCCGAGCGCCCAGCGAGGCGTCGGCGAGATCGCCGGCCTCGTGGAGGGCGCCCATGCTGCAGAAGCGCCGGCCATCGTCGGAAAAGGGTTTGCCGCGGCACCATTTCTGCGGCTTGTCGATCAGGGCCCAGGCGCGCTTGAGGAGCTCGGTGACGGGGTTGGTGACCGGGGTGTCATAATTGGCGGCATCAAAGGGCATGGCGTTTCCTCGCGGTTGGGTGGCGTTATTCTGACGTTTCAGGGTCGTCTGGGTGTTTCTGCGTATTTTCCGACGAATCGTCTGTACGGTCTGACGGAACAGCGGCACGGGGCCGTCTGGCCTCGGGGAAGGGCTCCCATTCGATCAGCTTGGGTCCATGGGGTGTTTCGACAAAAGCCCGTGCCGCCCAGTTGGCCAAGGGCTCGGGGTCGAAGGAATCGTGCTCGGCGCCGTCGTGGCGCATGGTGATCAGAAGTGACGGGGGAAACCCCATCTTGATCAGCATGCGGGCGCCGTCGGCGAGCGGTGTGCGGCTGGCGCACAGGAACTTGCCTTCGACCCTGGCGACAAAGACCCCTGGCCTTGTGGGGTGGGGTTTGGTGCGCAGCCGCAGCATCAGGCGCTCTCCTCGGGCACGCGCTCGACCGAGGTCCAGGTGCCTGGCGCCATGGCGAAAATGAGCTGTTGGGTGTCGTCGAGGAAGAGCAGCCCGCCGGCGTGGGTGACGACGATGCGGGCGGCCGTGGTGGCCAGCACCACGTCGGCCTCGCCGGGCCGGAAGATGTGCCAGCGATGCACGCTCTCACTCTTTGGGACGGGGCGGCGGGGCAACGGGCGGAGCATCGGGGTCCTGCGGGTTTAGGCGGCGGCGCAATTCCATGAGGACGCGCTGGGCCTCTTCGGGCGAGGACGGCACAAAAGGGTCGCTGGTTACAGCGACCTGCCGATCGACGCCCGCCAAGGGCGGCTCGGTCGGAATCACGGGCTCGTTCTCGCCCTCGGCAGATTCGGCAGATTCGGCAGATTCGGCAAATTCGGCAGGCAAGGTCGCGGTCGGCCGCGACCCTGGCAGATCGCCGATGGTGGCCGGACGGATCTCGCGCCATTCGCCGTCGGCGATGATGTGGCAGGCCGCCCCATTCTCGTCGCGCAGCACCAGGTTGCGGTCATCGAGCTCGACGGCATGGGCGACCACCAGGTCGGTCGCGTCATCGACGCGGATGATGGCGAAGTGGCGCGGCGCGGTTTGCTTGGGGCGCCCCTTCTTGCGGCGCGGACCGGTACGCGGTGGCATGCTCTACTCTCCATTGATTTGCGTAACCTAAGCCGCTATGGCCTGGGGATACAATACGCAAATGGGATTTAAGGCGTGGCCAAATGAAGGTCGATCTCGAGCGCCTGGCGGACTGGCGCCGCGGCAGCTGTCTGCCGGCCTGTGGCCACAGCCCCTCGGCGCTGGTGGTGGTCGAGATCGATCGCCTGGAATGGACGCGGGCCAGGACGCGCTATCGCCTGCAATGCAGCGCCTGCGGCCGGTGGGGCCGCAAGTTCGTGCCGCATCGATTCATCGAAGACCAGTGAATCCCATAGGACCGTTTCAGCACCTAATGGAGGAAGACAATGGTGACGACGTCCCCTAGCGGTCCCAAGGCATGGGCCCCGATGGAGCTCTGGCAATTGGAGTTCGCCGAAGGCGAGATCGTCGAGATCAAGGGCCGCCTCCAAGTCTGCACCGGCGTCCTGGTCTTCCGCGATGAAGCCGGCGAAGTGTTCGCCGTCTACACAGCAGCCTCCGGCCTGCAGCGCTGCATGAGGCGGACACCTTGAACCAAATGCGTGACAAGTAGCGCCACAGGCTTGCCAAGCACCCGATTTGCGGTTGACAATTGGGGGCCGGTGCAGATGGGGGCAGGGGCTCTGTTCTCATCCCAGTACTTAGCCCTACTCCTCTCCTGTGGCCCTGCGTAGGCCGTCCAGGCCGTAGCAGGGCCACTCAGTAAGACTAAGCCTACTCAGCCCTTCAGCCCTGCGTAGGCTTCAGCCGTAGCAGGGCTGCCAGCTAAGGGGAGTCCTTAGTTGAGAGATCAGTACTGATACCGCGCGGAACAATATTACTCACACTGTGGGGCGCGTCTCCGCCGCAAGGGCTCCGACGCGCCCATGTGATTCACATGTGATCACATCGCCTTCACATCCTTGAGCTTTATCAAGAACAGACGTTCCGTGAACTCATGACTTCATGGCGCTCTCACGCGCGCGCCTTGAGGGCGCACGCGCTCGAGCGTAACTTAATTACAACGCCTCATCCCTAGGGTGCCTCCTTCCCCAGCCGCGAGACCACGGCCCAGCTTGTATGTGCTTGCACTGCAACCACACAATCCATAGGGTCTCCAAGTTATCTCCCAGCGTAGCGTTCAGGGAGCCGAGACCCGTCGAGCAGGCATCCTCCCCACTTCACCAGCGCCTTCGCCCTGCTCGACGACCCGGCCAGTAGACAGTGCCAAGATCCTCAAATCCCGAGCAGACGTCTCAGCGGATGCGACGAGCCAGGCTCAGCATCAAACAAGAACGCTTCGTCAAAGAGTATGCCCGTAACGGCAATGGGGTTAAGGCCGCAAAAGCCGCTGGATACAGCGATAAGTCAGCCAAAAGCCTGAGCGTCCAAGCCAGTCGAGACCTCCTAGGCAATCCTAGGATTTCCAAAGCCGTTGAAGGTGAATTGGCCAGAATTGCCCTGAAAGTCACGCCTGATCGGGTTCAGCGCCGCCTCGATGAGATCAGTCACGAAGCCCAAGCCGATGGTCAGTACGGGCCTGCGGTGAGGGCCGAGGAGCTGCTCGGCAAGTCGATCGGGATGTGGGTTGATCAGTCGGTCAACGTCACGGTGAGCAGTGAGCATGTCCAGGCCCTGCTCAACCAGGCGAGGCAGCGGCAGCTCGAGCCCATAGACAACGAAGACGACACACAAGATGTGGTGAAAACCACTGACGAAGACTGAGTGCAGAGGGGCAGTGTCCCTCTAACTCATTGATATGTCTGCGTATTCACATACGACATCGCATAATCTTTATTATGGAACATCTAACCAGACCACGGGTTAAGCGGGCTGCGTCCACGTTGAAGGGCGAGGCCGAGCGTGTGCGCTCCAACGCAGGCGATACAACCGCACAGGCCAACGGGACTGGTACAACGTTGCAACGTGACAAGGTTGTAACAGACCCCCCCTCGGGGTCGACCACCCCGGCCGGGCGGTCGCGAACGCACCACCCTCCCCCGCTACCAGAAATCCACCACCCTTCTGTTTCCGAGGGGGTCGCTGCAAAAAATACAGAAACTGGCGAGGGGAGTAAGTCTCATGACGCAACTGGAGCTACGGAAGCACCGGCGGTGGCTGTTGCTGGGGACAAGCTGGGGGGCGTTGCGGACCCGGTGGTTCAGGCGGCGGTAGCGAAGAAGCCGCCGTCTGTTTGGGACACGATTGTTGAGACGTATCGTCATCGGCCGGTGGCGTTTGTTCAGGATCTGCTGGTTCGCAATGTTCCGGGGTTTGTGATTGAGGAGTGGCAGAAGCGGTTTCTGAAGGCGGTGGCGCGGGGTGAGCGGCGGATCAGCGTGAGAGCGGGTCACGGTGTTGGGAAGAGTGCTGCCTGTTCGTGGGCGTTGATTTGGCATCTCTTCACCCGGTATCCGCAGAAGGCGGTGCTGACAGCACCGACGCAGCAGCAGTTATTTGATGCGTTGTTCAGCGAGGTGAAGAAGTGGATTGGCGAACTGCCGCAGTTCATGCGCGACCAGGTCGAGGTGTTCAGTGATCGCATTGAGTTGAAGGCTTCGCCGGAGAACAGCTTCATGAGTGCGCGCACGTCGAGTGCGGAGCGGCCGGAGGCGATGGCCGGGGTGCACAGTGAGCATGTGCTGCTGATTTGCGACGAGGCGTCGGCGATCCCGGAGGCGGTGTTCGAGGCGGCCAGTGGATCGATGAGTGGTTTCACGGCGACCACGATCTTGATTTCGAATCCGACCAGGAACACCGGCTTGTTTTTCAAGACGCATCATCAATTGAGCAGCGACTGGTTTCGCCTGCACGTCAGTTGCTTGGAGTCGAAGCTAGTCTCGCCGGACTTTGTGCGCCAGATCGCGGCGACCTATGGCGAGACGTCGAATGCCTATCGGGTGCGCGTGCTGGGCGAGTTCTCCGAGCATGAAGACGATGTGCTGATTGCGGCTGAGTTGGTTGATTCGGCGATGGCGCGCGATGTCGTGCTCGATACCACGGCGCCGCTGGTTTACGGGCTCGATGTGGCGCGCTTCGGCGACGATCGCTCGGTCTTGCTGAAGCGGCAGGGCGATGTGGTGCTCGAGTACAAGGTTTGGTCGGGCCAGGATCTCATGGCCACGGTCGGGCGGGTGATGCACGAGGCGGGGATCGACAAGCCGGCGGAGATTTGCGTCGATTCGATCGGGCTCGGCGCTGGCGTTGCTGATCGGCTGCGCGAGCAGGAGCTCAATGTCCGCGACGTCAACGTCGCGGAGATGTCGGCCTTAAATCCGATTGCCGCCAAGCTTCGGGATGATTTGTGGCTGCAGGTCAAGGAGTGGCTGGCCAAGCGCTCGTGTCGTCTGCCCAAGAGCGAGGAGCTCAGGGCGGAGCTGGTCGGGCCGACCTATACGTTTTTGTCGAACGGCAAGATCAAGGTCGAGGCCAAGCAGGATATGAAGCGCAGGGGCTTGCGCTCGCCTGACATTGCCGATGCGTTGTGCTTGAGCTTTGCCGGCCAGGCCGCGCTTGTTGGTGGCAGAGGAACGGCCTGGGTGAAAGGCAAAGCGCTGAAGCGCGGCATAGCGGGGATTGTGTGATGTGCCGCCCGGAAGATCCGATCGAAACCGAGGCTTTCACGCCCGAGGAGATGGGCTGGGTGAGGATCGCTCCGCGCACCTGGGAGATGCCCGACGGCAAGAAGTACATCTTCCCGCCAGGCGGGCCCGAAGTGATCGTGAAGCTGGTCTCGCGCATCCCGCCTTACGAGGGAGGCAAGTGATGCCGCTCAAGAAGGGTTCGTCGAAGAAGGTCATCAGCTCGAACATCCGGACCGAGATGCATGCTGGCAAGCCGCACAAGCAGGCGGTGGCGATTGCCATGAGCAAGGCCGGCAAGAGCAGAAAGAAACGGTGATGGGCAAGCTGTCTCTGTCTGACAAGCGCCTCGGCGAGATCGTCGACGAGGTCGATGCGCAGATGCGCATCGCCGAAGACATCGCCATCCGCGAGCGTCTGGGCGGGCTGCGCTGTAGCTGTTGCAATACTTTGATGAAGACGCCTTCGCCTTCCGGCGAATGTCCAAGCTGTCAGGAGCTTTAGATGCTGAGCGTCGAGGACTTCCGCAAGAAGTATCCAGGATCCACCGAGGAGCAGGTGGCGCTCTATGCCGCCGCAGTGGCGGCGGAGCAGGCCAATCCGCCGCAGCCCGAGCCTGATCTTCCGATGCCGATGATCACGGTGCCGGTGACGACTACGACGCGGTCGACCGCGTCGCTACCGTCAATGCCTTCTCAGTCACGAATGATGCCCCGGTATGGGGGCGTCATTCGTGACTGGAATCACCTGGACGTGCCACCTCCTGAGGCGGCCCCCGATCTCACCAGCGACATCCGCCGCATCGTCCTGGGGCGCAGGCTGACGGCGCGCGAGCGCGCCCAGGCCGAGCGGCCTGACATGAATGGCGACGATCTTTTGGCGCTGTTGGCCGGCGTGCCCAATGCAAGAGAGTTCGAAGCTTTAGAAGGAGGAGATTGAAATGGCTGGAAAGAAACTGCCGCACGGCATCAAGAGCTCGGTGAAGTCTAGAACCCCGGCCGAGATCAAGAAGTTCCAGGCCTCGAGCGGGCGGCCGTCGCATTCCGACTCAGAATTGCGCCGCATTTCCAAGACCGCCGGCTTCGTCGGCAAGCGGTCGAAGTAGATGGCCGGGCTGCTCGACCGCCAGGAAGACCTCGAGGAATACCTCCAGCGCATGCTCTATGGCACGCGCAGCGAGGGCCGCGGGTTCACGATCGGCGAGGGCGACACCCGTGTGAGCGGCAACTACAGTGAAGAGCGGCCGACCGCGCCGCTGCATCCTTGGGAAGTGATCGAGCCGCCGGCGCAGTCGCGCACCGGCACTGTCGGCGTCGAGCACAATTTCTCGCCTGACGTCCAAGCCCGCCTCAATGCGGCGCTCACGCCGCAGCCCGGCGGCCCACCGATGATCCAGCCGAGCGCTGGTCTGAACCTCGGCCCATTGTCGCTGAGCGGCGGCCTCAACATCGCCCAACAGATCGACCAGGAAGGCAACCCCTACACCAAGGCCACGCCGACAATCGGCGCCGGCCTCAAGGTGCCGTTCGGCGACGACAGCTCGCTGTCAGCCAACCTCAACATCACGCCCGACCAGATGAAAATCCTCGACGCTGCCTATCGCCGCAAGCTCCTCGGCGGCGAGCTGTCGATCGGCGGACGCTACGAGCAGCCAACCTATGGCGAGCCCAAGTGGGGCGTCGGCATCAGAGGAAGATTCCCCTTCAACGGTGGACTGCGCTGATGGTCACCTACGTAAAAATCTCTGACTTGCCCGTTGCCACCGAAGCCGGCGGCGATGACACGCTCGAGGTCAACCAGGGCGGTCTCACGCGCCAGGTCTCGATCGATCAGATCGCCGATTTTCTCGCCGACATCCTGCCGCCGCTTTTGGATATGTCGGACTATGCGACCGACGCGGAAGTGGCCGACGCCATCGCCGCGATTCCCGACCCGGCCTGGACCGACATCACCGGCAAGCCGGACCTCGACGCACTCTACGTCAACGTGGCCGGCGACACGATGACCGGCACGCTGAACGGCACCATCGGCAACTGGAGCGGTAAGCAGACGATCACGGCGGCGGACAGCGCCCAGGCGATGCTGCTGCGGGGCACGACCAAGGGCGTGCGGCTGGTTCCGGGCACGTCTGAGTTCGCCATCGAAGGCGTCGATCAGACCGGCAACGCCTCCTACCAGCCGTTGCGCGTGAGCGGCACCGAGGTGCGGTTCGGCACATCGGCTGAGAGCATGCGCCTCACCACGCAGGGTCTCGGCATCGGTGTGATGCCGGCGCTGGCACGACTGCATGCTTGGGGCGGCGGGCAGATCACGCCCAGCGTCGATACGGCAACAGCGGCGGGGCTGCGCTCGACGGTCTACGTGCAGGACAGCGGCGTTGCTGCCGGCAACGGCGGGATGGTGATGTTCGGCGCAGGCCAGGGTGCGTTCGCCACCATCAAGGGTCACATTCTCAACGGCGGCACGAACACGGCGGGCGACCTCGTCATCTCGACGCGCCGCGCCATCGCCGACGCCACACTGACCGAGACGGCGCGCTTCAAGAGCGATGGCAGCACGACGCTGGCTGCCGCACTGACCGGCACGACGGCGACGTTCTCCGGTGCGCTGACGAGCGGCCCGCACACCGTGAACGGCATCGACGCCGCCAACAGCCTCATCGTCTACAATACCGCCAAAACGAAGTTCCTCACGGTCAAGCCCGAGACGGCGCTCAACACCGCGCAGCTCATGTACTGGAACGGAGCAGCGGCGGGCACGCTCGAGTTCCCTGGCGCGACGAGCATGAACGGCGCACTGACCGGCACGACGGCTGCGTTCAGCGGCGTCGTGACCCATCCGACACCGACAGCAGGCGACAACAGCACCAAGAGCGCCACCACGGCGTTCGTGGCGGCAGCACTCGCCGCTGGCGCGTCGATCAGTGTCGGCACGACGCCGCCAGGATCGCCGGCTGCCAACCAACTGTGGTGGAACACCGACGCCTCGGCCGGCGGCGGCCAGCTCTACATCTACTACAACGACGGCAACACGACGCAGTGGGTGCCGGCGTCGCCCAGCGTAACGACGATCGTTCCACCCGGCGCCGATGCCGGCTGCAAGACGACGCCGCTGGGTGCGAACGTCGCTTTGAACAACACGACCGTCTACTTCAACGGCCCCAACACGGGCGCGATTGGCCTCGCCGGGCAGAAGTGGCTCATCAGCGGCAGGACGTCGTGCAATGACGGCACGGGAGCCGTCCAATTTGAAGCCCGCTTGTGGGATGGCGCGGCCGTCCTGCCCGGCTCCAGCGCCATGCAGTATCAGGGCACCGCTGGCGGCTACACGTTCCTTTCCTGCGAAGCCATCGTGACGCTCACCGCGCCGACGACCTTCACCTTGCAGGCGCGGGACTGGAACTTTGCAGGCGGCACCATGTTCGCCTCCTTCACTGCGATCACCGCTCAAAGGTTGACCTGATGGCCGCCATCGACTTCCCCGCCAGCCCGACCGTCGGCCAAATCTTCGCCTCCGCAAACGGCGTCAACTATCAGTGGAACGGCACGCTGTGGCTCGCGGTCGGCGGCGGCGTCAACGCGCTGCAGACGGTGTATGCCCAGACTGCTGCCACGATTAACAGTTCGTCGGTGATCCCTTACGACGACTCGCCGCCGTTAAACACTGAAGGTGTCGAATGGCTGACTGCGACGATCACACCCAAGAGCACTACGTCGCGACTGCTTGTCGAGGCGACCCTCAATGCTGGCACTGATCTCTCAGCGGCGCGCATCATCTGCTCGCTGTTTCAGGACAGTGGGACCAATGCCATTGCAGCAGCAGCTGAGCAGGTTGCTGCCGTTAACTGGATGGTCAATCTGAAGATGGTCTATAGCGCTATCTCGGGCTCGATTTCTCCGACCACCTTTAGGGCACGCTTGGGCCCTTCGACTGCGGGCACAGTAACGACCAATGGCATTCCAGTCGGTCGTCTCTTTGGCGGCGCATCGTTGTCCAGCATCGTCATCCAGGAGGTGGTGTGATGGCCTGGACCCGCGACCCCTTCATCGACGCCATCTGGCAAACCCCGCCGACGCCGCCCTTCGTGCGCGTCACCATGGAATCGACCGGCGGCGATCACATCCGCATCACCGAAGAGGGCGCCATCCGCATCGTCGCCTACGAGGTCACAGGCCCGTGGGTGCGCGCCGATTTTGCCGACGCCTTTTGGACAAAGGAGTAAGCCATGCCCCGACCGCCTCCCCATCAACAGCACATCGACCGCATGAACGCCTTCGAAATGGCCGAGCGCAACACGCCGCGCAACGAGCTCGGCAGTGCCACCATCATGATGAACGCCGCCGACATGCCGCGCACCCCCGCCCAGCAGGCCAGCGTGAAAAAGGCGGCTGCCAAGTCGGCCGCCGCGCGCCAGGCGCGCGCCGCCGCCAAGGAGACTTTGCCGGAAGCCAAGCCCGCCTTCGGCAAAGCCATCAAGAAAGGCCTTTTGGGTCTATAGAGGTTCTTTAGTCGCGTAGCGTAACGAAAGGCCGCGTACATGGCCGCTAAACCCCGCACCACCGTTCCCGATCGCCCGCCGGCGGCGGGCTACTCGCCTTACGACAAGCAGAGCGACGGCGATCTCGACGAGCGCCTGGCGCTCGATCGCATGATGGATGACGAGGAATACCTCGGCGCCGTGCAGGCGGCGCTGGCGGACGCGGCCGACTTCATCGACGGCACGATCGCCGAGCAGCGCGGCAAGGCCACGGCCTACTATCGCGGCGATCCGTTCGGCCCGGGCTCGCCCGGCGCCGAGGAGCCCGGCCGCAGCCAAATCGTCATGACCGAGGTGCGCGACACGGTGCTGGCCATGATGCCCGGCCTCTTGCGCATCTTCACCTCATCCGACCAGGCGGTCTCGTTCGAACCGCGGCGCAAGGAAAACGTCGAGATGGCCGAGCAGGCGACCGACGCCTGCAATTATGTGTTCTTCAATGACAATGACGGCTTCAGCATTCTCTACAACGCCTTCAAGGATGCCCTGGTCCGTAAGTCGGGTATCATCAAGTGGCGCTGGGACGACGACACCAACATCGAGGAGTACCACTACGAAAACCTGACCGACGGCCAGCTCCAGGTCCTGATCGCTGACCCCGAGGTCGAGGTCATTTCCAAGAAATCCCGACGCGCCCCCAACGTCGCCCCGTCGCTTTTGGGGCAAGGCATGCCGGCGTTGGGGGCGCCTCCGGGCGGTCCCCCGCCCGGACCTCCCATGCCCCCTCCGGGTGGGCCTCCTGGCGGGCCTGGGATGCCCCCAGGAGC